TCAGAGCGACAACCCATCCAGTGAGATCGCCGCGTTGGCGACCATGCGAGCGGTGCGGATGCAATTGATTGCTCCGACGCGATCATTTCCAGCCGGGCAGTTCTGTAAAACAACTTCGGCGAAATTCTTAGCCGCCTGATTGATGGCCGCGTACTTCGGGATGGTGACTTCGTTGGGTGCGTGGTACTTAAAAAGTTCGGCGAGAATTTCCGCGTCACTGTAAGGACGCGATGGCGAAGTGCAGCCGCCGGTTGATTTCGGGTCGAATTTATCTCCCCGTAAATATCCTCGCTCGTGAATCGGGCCTTGCGTTTTTTCTACATCAGCTTCCGGGTAAATTGGCGGCATGCGCGAAATCCTAACTTCTCACCCGCGTCTCACCTAGCGGTTTCAGTCTGAGATTGAAACGGAAGTAATGAGACGGGCGAAAAGTTTCCTTCAGACTTTCCGGAGTTTCCGTCACACGCGGCGGAGTGTTTACCAATCTGAGTCCCGCCAGAAGCCCTTTCCCTGCCTCCGGAGAACGAATTAGGATGGCATCCTGAGTTTATTAATAAACTCCCGGAGAGGTCATGGGAAGACCGAGAAAGCCGCAAATATGCTGTTCTTCACTGTGTCGCAAGGAGATTCTGCCTTCCGAGAAGGGAATCGCCGTCAGTCTCTTCGCTCAGACCTTCGGCATGGGCAAGCAGAGAACTTCGAAATCGCAGCGGCTTTACTTGTGTCCGCGTTGCGCCATGCGAACCATCATCGGAAAGGTTCCCACCGAAAGCGCGCCTGTGGATCTGGCGTTTTTCAAAATCATCCTCGATCTCGCGGGATCGGAAATGGATGTGGGGCAGGCGCTCGGCGAACAACTGGCACAGATGCGGCAGGCATTACTCTATCCCGAACAGAAAGCCTTAGAAGGGGAAGTCCTGCCGCCCGCGCGGACGCTCAAGGCGAGCTAACTTTTCGCGTCGGCTTCGAGCTGCTTCAATCCCGCAAGCACCGTGGAATCCAGTGTGCGCGTGTCGGCCACAAGCTGATCTATGGCCGCGATCATGTCCTGCACATTCTCCGCGTTGAAGTCTTTTACGAAGGCTTCAAAGGCCGCGACCACAGCGGCATCGGCGGAAATGTTTAAGGCTTTCGCGGCAATGGCAATCGTGATGGCGCCCGTCAGATTGGCGAAGGCGATTAGAAATACGCCGCTGTCTTTCACGACGGCCGTGGACAATGCGCCCGCATCTTTCAAGACGGCGATGGTTTCCGGGATGGCGTTCTGGGCTACTTTCTCGCCGTCCTTGGTGAGCCGGATGATCTTCGGGAGTTCGGTGAAGGCTTTTCCTACTTCCTTGCCGAACCATTCAATGCCGCGAAATATTTTGCGAAAGAAGTTCATGGTAGTTTTTCTCCTGAAAAAGTTGAGAGGAATGGAAATGGAAATTCCGTTGCGGGTGAGGGCGGAGAAGAGCTTCACTTCTGCGCCGGTGGCTTGGCGCGTTGCAACAGTAGTCCCCACAAAGCCGCGATGGGCACGGCATACACGGGATGCGCCTTTGCAAAGGCATCCACCGAGGGCGCGAGAAACAGAATAGCCACGCCGCCGATGTGAACGATGGTGGGCCAGTATTTTTTAAGCCGGTTCATTTTGATTTCCTCCGAGAAATTCTTTGTAGATGGCCAACACTTTATTTCCCCGCTGCGGATCGGTAGCCCAGGTCTGGGAAACTTCGGCGATGTAGGTTTCCGCGTCCGGCGCGTTCAATGCGGCTTTGTAATGCGGGTAAGCGTTCGAGAGTCTTTCGAGCGTGGCCAGTCGGTCGGCGAAGCAGGCCCGCCAGTCGGGGTACTTTACCCACTGCGACGTGACGACCTTCCATGCGCCCAGAAGAAATTCCCGCGTCGGTAAAGTCATAGTTCCGTACACCGGATGCGCGTGCTGCTTCATGCCGAAAAGATTGTTGGAATCTTTCGCCAGCTCGCTTTCGCCGAACGCCGATTCGAGCGCGGCTTCACACGCGGCCATGGAAGGGAAGGGATGATTGCCCTTGATGGCGGCGGCTTTCGCCGATTCCAGAAAATTAAGTTGTGAGGGATTCACGGAAATTTAGTGGATGTGCAGCGCGAGTTCGGCGAGAAACTTCACCACTTCCCAGAGCGCGACCAGCGCGGCGCTCGCAATCCAGAGTTTCAGCTTTGCAGCGCGGAGTTTGTCTTTGAGATCTTCAATTTCTACTTGCTGGCGGTCGTTCGTTCCGGAAAGTTTCTTGATGCGGTCCCAGGCGGCGTTCAGATCGGCGAGCTGCTGGTCCGGGGTGCGGCGGTTGTAGTCGGAGAAGTTCATGGCTCCCAGGCCACGCACGGAATTCCAAATTCGTCCGAAGGCAGCGCGGTGATGACTCCGAGAGTTGCGGGAAGCACACCAGAGACCGAAGCATTCGCGCTTAATCCAACTTTCACCGTCACGGTATTCAAGATCAGATGCTCATTGACTGGGAAGGAGACAAAGGACAAGCTATTTCCGGCTGCTTGCGTGGCAGCCATCCAATACGTACCGGGCTGGAGTGTCACCTGAGTAAACGAGGCACTGAAAGTTCCGTTGCGCTGCGTTTGCACTCCGGTGTCCACCAACTTAGAACCGCTGCTGGAGTAAATCCCAAAAGCATAAGTCACCGAAGAGGTGCCGCTCGTAGTGGTCCATGTTGCGTGACCAATAGTGATCGGCTGAGTAATCGAAAATTTCCTCACTAAGACGAGAGAGTTTGTGCCTTCTATTGCAGCCGTCGAGGAAGTCACATCGAACAGCCCTGGCCCGAACATAAAAGGCAGCGGAGCGCTCTGGGTGGCAGCCTGTACGTTAGTGTTTCCGGAGCCGTCGTCAGTCAAGATGATTGAACTGTCCGAGCTGTGCAGATTTAATTTCGACTGGCTGCCATTGTTGGTGCCGTTGGTCTGCAAAAGTAAACTGCCCGCGCCGCCGGTCGCGGTGATGGTATAGGGTCCCAGGCAGGTCACCGTGTTTTCAATGCAGACCGTGTAGTCGTAGGTTCCCGGATTCACCCAGAAGCCGAGATTGCCTTCCGCGTCTCCCGTGGCCTGGCAGTCGGAAGGTTGCGGATCGGGCGTATCCTGCGCTCCATTTGAGCAAGCCACTCCCAGCGATGTGTAAGTGGTCGCGTAGTTGGTGCAGGGCGTTCCGTTCGCGGGAGAGTTGCAGACCGCGATCACCGGCAAATTCGGCGCGATGTTCGCCTGCAAGAGCGGCGAGTATTGATTGCTGATGGAAGGGAAGGGAACCGGGACGCGCACTAGTTGCGCGAAGCAGAGCGGCGCAGGCAAGAGCACGAAGGAGAGCAAGTTGAGAATTAGTTTTTTCATGAAACTATTTCCAGGTGACGGTGATGTCCACGGTTCCCCCCGTGGTTACGCACACGCCGTTTTTCGTGGTGATATCGAAGACGAGAATTTCTCCGGCAGTTACATCGCTCGTGCCAGTGATCGCGATTCCGCCGGTGCAGTCAGGCTTGCTGGTGTCTACAACTACAATCGTTCCACTGCTCGATGAATTCACTACGATCGAATGCAGTTGCGTCAGTGGAGCGGAAGAAATCGGCGTATTGGTCGCGCTGGAGATGTGAGTGTAATGATTGTTGCCGACAATCTGCGCCCACACGGGCAGGCAAAGAAGACCAAAGACTAAAAGCAGTAAGAGTTTTTTCATGGAGTTCCTTTTCTAGTTTGAAGTGAGGATGGCGACGTTCAACCACGCACCCTGAGGGGAGAACTGCGAATTCTGTTTCACGGTGATGGCCTGCTCGGACTCCACCTTCCAGGTAAAGGTGATCGTGGCGCTGTTTGCATAGGTCGTCGGCGAATAACTTCCCGCCGTCATGTGGAATTGTGTCCCCCCCATATCAACCGATCCAGTGGTATTCATGCCGCCCGTAGAGAAATTCGAGGTACCGTCATTGATCCACATCTCGATGCCGCCAGAATTCGATGTCTGCGCTCCCGCTTCATAACTCACAAATGCACGGCAGGGGCAGCCAGAGGAAGGCATGGTCACAGCCTTGGTAGCTACCGTGGTCACCGTTGTCGCGGAAACTGAAACATCGCTTCCCAGTGTGGTAATCGAACTGGCCTGCACCGCGATTCCCGCGCCGGAATTTGCTGCCGTGCAATATTCCTTACTGCTGGAATCAAGCGCGCACCAACCTTTTCCGGCGACAAAATAACCTTCCTGCGTTGCGCTGGCGGGCGCGCTTCCCGGCGTTGCAACTTCCGGGCCGAGAGCGACTACCGTGGAAGATGTCGAGGTGAATACATCGCTCAATCCCAGCCTGGATGCGGTAATTGGAGCGTCGGCGGAATCATCGCCCAAGCGGAAATTAATGGCTGTGCCGTTGCGTTTCAGTCGCGGGAAACTTGCCGTCACCCCGCCGAGAAAAATATCTGGAACGGTTCCGGTGGTCTCCAATCCGCCCGCCGCGTTCAAGACAAAGCGGTCATTGGCATCAATGGTGATGCCTTCATTCGATGCGTCGGTGGAATTCCGCCAGTTGATGATGTCCGCATTACAGAGCCGGAAGACACCCAGAGTTGCCGGACTCGCGCAAGCGGAAGCGAAAATGGAGGCATGAATGGTGCCTACATCAATTTCCGGCCCATCCCCGATCACGCAAGGGCCCACCGCCGTGGCGTCCGTGCCGTTGTAAACAAATTCCTGCGTGGTCACCTGATTCGCGGTCGAGCCGATGGTGCAGCCGCCCACGGAATTCGCGGGCCAGGAGAAGGTATGCCCGCCGGAACCGTCCTGGGTGATCTGAAACCAGACGATGCTCGGCGGAGTGACTCCCACGAAAGTTAAAAGCTGCGCCGAAGCATCGCCAGTAAGGGTGATTTCAAAAAGCTGGTTCTGGGCCTGCACCGGGAATGCCGGCGTGGGTGAATAGGGAATGATCGTTGTTAAAGTGGTGCTTCCGCCGCCGATGCCGTTCACCGTGTAAAGCGTCTGTCCGGATGAGCAATGGAATCCGCCCGCTGATTTCACCCGGAAGGTGTAGGCCTGCCCTGCTTGTAGCCAGATATTCGCCGAGCCGCCCGCCGACAGGATCACCGGATTCTGATTGAGTGTGGTTCCGGTGTAATCGGTGTAGGTCGAAAGCGGCGTGGTGGTGCCTACTTCGTAGGTGAATACGCAGCCAAAGGACAGCGGAGTGCCTGTCTGGTCGAAGAATTGGAGCTGCGGGACCGGAGAGAGCACTACGGCGACCTGTGCGGCGGCGGAGGCACAAAAGTAACCTGCGAGTAATGCCACGAACAGGCTATGGGTAACAAGTCGTTTGTGCTCTACGAAAAATCGGCGGAAGAAATTAGAGTTCATACATGACCTTTCAAGTCCCAGCCCACTGGCGCGTCTTCGTCCTTGATGACACCCAAGAGCGCCTCGACTGGTTTCGAGAACGCCTGCCGCAAATGCGCTTCGCCAAGACGGCGGCGCAAGCAATCGAGATCCTCGCGGCGGAACAATTCGATCTGGTTTTTCTCGATCACGATTTGAGCTTCATGGACGCCGGATTCCCGGACCGGAACTTCGGCAACGGAAAAGAAGTAGCGCGGTTTTTAGCAATCCGAAAGTTCGCGGGGAAAATTGTGATTCACTCGCACGCCGATGCCGCCGCCACTATGCAAAAGATTCTTCCGCAAGCCGAGCGCTGCAGGTTCGACCAGTTAGAGATCGTCACTGCACACTCCCAAGCCGCCGGACAATAACTGGAATTCTTTGAATCCCTGCTTTTTGCGCCGCGATCGCTCGGTGTCTTCCATCCACGGAAATGATGTTGTTATTCGCGTCGCGCGTCTCCATCACTGGTTCAACCGGTCGGCCCTTCTTGTAAGACTCCGCGAGTTTATTGATGTAGTCCTGCGATTGCTGGGCATTCATGCCGCGCAAATTAGAGTCGGTATCCACGATGGATTTCTCATCCACGCCCCAGCGCTTCGTGAGATCAGCGGGAGCTGCGGTAGTGGAGACTCCGCCTTTCGGTATAGCCGCATCCAGCGCGCTTTTCGGCGGAACTACTGTTGCTTTTCCGTTCTGCGTGGTCAGTTGGCCGAGATCGGTGCGCGTGGTTTGCTTCCGCGCTTGAGCGTCCTCTAAAGACTTTTGCAGGATGTCGGTCAGATCGCCTTCCGGTGCCTCCGCAGCTTGCGGCGCTGCTTTTGTTTGCGCGACTGGCTGGGCTTGCGGAGTTTGTTTCGCTGGCGCCGGCACGGCTTGTTCTGCTCCGGGAGCAACATCATCGGGAGTCGCGGACTGCGAAGCTACGCGCACGGCGCGGGGAGCACCATTTTTCGTGTTGATGACTCCCGGCGAATCTTTCAGAATTTGCCACGCTCGGCCTTTCGAGTTGGCCCCTTCAAAGGCTGCCACCTGGTCCGGAGTAATTCCCATGCGGCCATAGCGGGAGCCTTCCGGTGTGATGATTTCAAAATGCTCAGTTTCGGGATCGTACTTGTAGCCTTGCATCGCGGAAGACTTTACCGAAGTGAAACCTTCCGGCAGGGAAGTGGCTGCTGTCGCGCCTTTCGCGGGAATTTGGTTCTTGAGTGGAACATTCGGCTGTAACGGTTTTCCGCCCAGCGCGTCGTTTAGCTTTTGCTGGATGGCGGCGGGGGAAGTATCGGGCGCGGGCGCTTGTTTTGCCGCAATCACATCTGAGAATTCCGGTTTTCCGGTCGCGGGATCAATTTCAATGGTGCGCGGTTTAATCGTACTCAGCGCTTCCCCGGTTTGTGATTGAGGTTTCGCTCCGGTAGATTTTGCAGTGGAAAGTTCTGACCCTAATTTTGCGGGTGGCTCGGTTGGGGTTTCCTGTTCCGCCGCACTTGCTGCCGATTCGGTTTGTGGTGAAGTGCCGGGTTCGCGGAAATCTTCAGCGGCGGCAGCTTCCGGCGCAGCGGCAGTTTCGGCAACGGGAGCAGTATATTTCTCGGCAACTTTGGCGGCCCGTTGCGCGACTTTCAAACTGTGCGCAGCGCGGGGCGAAATAATTCCCACGACGTCAGGATCAACCGTCCTTACCGCTCCGGCAGTTTTATTGACAGCAGTTCTGGCCGCGTCTTTTATCGCTTCGGCAGCGGCAGGAATTTCCGGAGCCACTCTCGCCGCGCCTTCGGTTCCCAAGGCTGTAAGAGCTTGCCCCGCGCCCTCTCCCGCCGTCCGTCCGGCAACGCCGAGATAAGTTCCCGTAGGATCCGCGGATTGGTTGATGTCGTGAATCGCGCCGGGTACTTCCGTTGCTTGTTCGGCGGTCTGCGCAACCCCGTGCAACATGCGGTAAGACGCCAGCGCTGGCGGCCCACCGATGGCAAAAATGGCCGCTTCGCCTTTTGTCTGCGGAGGTTTACCTGCATCCCATGCGCCTTGCACGGCCTGTTTAACTCCGCGTCCAATATTTTGCAAGCCTTGCTCGGTCGCGTGCGCGTAGGAGTCGAGGGGAATTTCCCGGTCGAGGATTCCCGACTGCGCGGCGGCTTGCGCGGGCGGAACTTTCTGATAGCTCGCGCCGGGATCAAACGCTGGAGGCGCGGCGGCCTGATAATCAGAATTCGGATTGAATGCGGGTGTTGCCATTTAGAGGGGATCGGCGGCGAGAACTTTTCCGTTTTGCACTTTCGTGGCGCGGTAGCGATGGCCGTTTTGCGTGATGACATCGCCAACCTGGTGCGCGGCAGCCGCTCCACCATTCTGCTGATTCACTCGCGCCGCATAAGCCGGGTCGAGTTCCGCCCTTGATTGCCGGGCTTTCGCGGAGATTCCCGGCAGTGGTGCCTGGTATTCTTTGCTGGGCGCGGCATTCTGCCATTGCTGCTCGTAAGCATCCAGTTTGTCGCCCATGGATTGCGCTTGGGTGCGGATGGCGGCCTCGCGATTTCCGGGTAGCGTGCTGGTCAGCGTGTCTTTGATCGCATCAATCGCGGGAATTGTGGGATCGCCGTAAAACTTCGCGAGTTCCGCGGAAACTGTGGCAGCTTTGTTCTGGTATGCCGTCCATGCGGGCGTGTTGGGAATGTGGCTGGCTACGGTATTGAGGTCTAGCAGTTCCTTGAGATGACCGAGCCCTGTGCCGCCGGAGTTGAGGGCTTTACTGGTCGGCCCGGAGGTGAAATCTTTGTAAGTGTTGACGTAAGACTGTGCTTTTGAAGAATCGAAGTCCGGGTACGCCCGCGTGACCGCATCGAGAATGGTTGGATTCCGCGAAAGTAAATAGTCGAGCCGATTAAGCGCCATGTGTCCGGTGCCGATTGCCTGTACTGTGTCACGCAAAGCAGGCGGTAAGGTTTGGATGTAGGCATCACCTGAGAGATTGGGGTTTCCCGGAACTGGCGGGTTATTGATGGCATTCTGCCGCGCCGCGCCCTCCGCCGCCGCTACTGCGATCTTGCCTTGCTGCACCTGCGGGTTCGTGGCCAGGGCGATTCCTTTATTGAGTTCGAGTTGACTCTGATATGCCTGGTCAATGAATTTCTGCGCTCCCGGCACATCTCCCCGATTAAGCGCTGCATTCACTTGAACCTTCGTGAAGTTGTTCGGCCCAGCGGTTTGCGGATTCTTGGGCGGTAAAAGCGAATCAATCTGGGAGTCGAAGTCTCCCGGCTTTGAATTCTGGGAGAGCTTGTTGATAATTTCCTGATGCGCAGCGACAGCGTTTTCTTGTCGCGCCTTAGCTGCATTCTGATCCGCATCGCGCTGCTTCGCGGCATCGTTCACGATGGCGGAGTGCAACTGGATGGGGGCTAAGTGCTGCGCGAAGACATCGTCGCCGGGATAGTCGGGCGGTTCCTTGGAAACATCCACGCCCGACCCAGCCAGGCGCTGCAATCCTGCCTGGTACGTAGCATTCTTCCGATCGGCGGGCGCTTGCGAAACTTCATCATGCACGCCTTGAATCAAATCCGCCTGTTTCTGCTGTTGCGCAAACTGATCGTCGGAAAGTTTTAGAAGATTTTGCTTTTGGGTGACGAGTCCCTGCTGTGCTTTTATTGCAGCCTCTCCCGAACCTCCATTCGCGGTCACCATCTTGGGAATATCGGCGATGGTGTTTTTTGCGGGATCAAATTGCGAGATAGTTTTAGTGAATGCGTCTTGGTCGTTCATCTGGCGCTGTTGAAGCTGCTGCGCTTGTTGAAGGCCCGCCGTCTGTTGCTGCTCTTCCGCCGTTTGCGCCTTCAGTTGTGCGACACGCGCATACTCCGCCAGCGCGTTCTGTGGCGCTTGCGCGATCTGAAGCCCATTTGGTGCGTTCGCTAATGAAGTGAGTCCGGGTAATGCGCCCATAAAAGTGTCCTTTCTAGGCGAAGGCGAAGTTCCCCAACTGCTCTAGCGCGGAAGAACCGCCGGTCGTGTCGAGATTGCCGAAGCCGTTACTCGCGGCCCCGAGCATGTTTCCGTAAGCCGCCGCCGAATTCAGATAACCAGAGGCTCTTGCCGCCGCCGCATTGTTGACCTGTGCGCCTTGCTGGTTTGCTGCGTTCAAATCGGTATTTGAAATATTGTTCGCCGCCGCCTGCCCTGCCTGCGCTACTTGCCCGGTTGAGGTGAGGCCGCTGTTCACTCCACCTTGCAAGGTGTTGTAATTACTCATATACGTGTTCAGCGCATCGTTATAGGTGTTCTGGTATGCGGTCTGGGCGAGGTTCTGCCCATAATTCTGCAAGGCCGTTCCCGTGTTGCCGGTAAGCAGCGTTCCATTCGCCGCCGCGTTCTGGTCAATCGCCTGCGTCCCTTGCTGCAACTGGAACTGGTAACCCGGCGTGCTTTCGGCTTGCTGAAGCGTGGGCGCCTGGAAGCCCTGTTGCAGCAGGTTATTCAGCGAGTTCGCGGAGGTCGAGCCGAGCGTCTGGTAAGGCTGCTCCGCCGCCGTGGTGGTGGCGAGAACATTCTGCTGGTTCTGGTTGGCGTTGGTCTGGTTCTGCTGCGAGATAGCTTGCGCCTGCTGCGCGCCTTTTTCTTCCGCATTGGCCGCATTGTTCGACGCATTCGCGCCGAGAATTCCCCCCACCAGTGAACTAACGATGCTCATAAGTTTTTCCTGAAATGATTACGGTTTGGAAATTCCTAGACAGACCTGATCTCGCAGGATGCCGCCGCGCAGGGTGCTTTTCTGATTGACGCCGTACTGCTCAAATCCCGCGCGCACCGCGAACTTGATGGCCCTGCGGTTTTCCTGCGCAATCTCTCCGGTGATACGCCGAGCAGTGGTTTCTTTCCACATACGTTCCAGCATTTCCTTGAAACTCGCAGCCGCTTTGTCGCCATACGCTCTCGGCAAAAAAGCGATGTGGGCTTTCCAGTGAACATTGTTTTCCGCCACGAAGATGCCGAAACCGCACGGCCCGTCATCGTCAGAAACCGCGAAGCAGCGCAGATGCTCATTGTTGAGGTCGGGCACGCTCCATTCATCGGGCCGCGAAAAGAAGTCGTCGGCGATGAAAGGGAAAATCTTCGGGTCGCTGGCCAGTTTATAAACCAGCTTCGCATCACGGGTGCGGTACACGATTAATCCGTCTTCCATTTAGCTTTTGGTTCGCGGCTGCCGAAGCGGTTTTAGCAGCGACCGGGCATTAACTATCTGTCCTATAAAATCCCGACCCATAAATAATTCCTGCCGCTCTAGTCTCCGTGAAGGTAGGAAAAAAGCAGTTGCCTAAGTGTATTTGGAGTGAATTAGATAGTTCGTTATTGTTGTCACCCATGACGGCGACTGAATCAAAATTGGAAGTGAAGGGTAGAGAGCAAAACGTGCCTCCGCCGCCTGTTGCTGAAATCGTACTCCCTGGAACGCCATCTCCCGTGATAGTCAACTCAAATAATACGAGCCCGCCAATTTTCGTGTACTGACCTGCGAAAGTCCAAGTTCCCACTGTAGTGAATCCAGTAGGAATGGGAGTCCAGATTCCAGTGGTGTACGGAATTGGGTTGTTTATCACGCAAATTCCTGGATGGCTAGATTAGAGGATGCTGCCGCAGCAATCGCAAACACCTGAGCCGTCGTGAAGGTGAATTCATCCATTACAAAAGTTCCGCCATTAGGATTTAGCGTGATACCTGAATTTAGAACCGCCGCAGCACCAAGCCCGAGAGAAATTATTGCGTTGCTGGTATTGATTAAAACTAAACCTGTCCTGTCAGCGTCTGCAGCGACCGCCGAGCCTGAAGACGTTCCAACTGTCGCCGCCGAGGGGGAAGATGGAGTCAGGGCAGTCTTTGTAGAAACTAAGCCAGTCACATTAATTTTTCCGCCTGATACCGCTCCAGCAAGAGTGTCTGTGTCCGCCTTGATTGCCGCCAGATTGCCGCCTGTTTCCTGCGCTGCATTTGTCGGCAGCACTGAAGCGGTGACATCCACATCGAGTGTTGCTCCAAGCGCGGCAAGGATCGCCGCCAAGCCTGCAATCTCCGTGGTTTGGTTGGCCGCCGTGGCCGCGCCCGTGGCCAGCGTGCTCGATTGGACGTTGACGCCAATATTGCCGTCCGCGTCGCAGGCAACGTCTTTTAATTTCGCATCGGCAGTATTGCGCGCCCCCATGAGCACGGGATTGATGGGAGCGCCGCCGTTGCCTGTATCCGCGTTTGTGTCTGGGGGAAAGAGTCCTTGAACCAGCGGATCGGCAAACACCGCAGTATCCCCGCCCTGCCCAATGGGAATCTTTCCGAGAGAAGGTGTGCCGGTAATTTTTATTCCGTTGATTTCAGTCGCATCAATCACCCCATCATCTACAGCGGAGAGAGACGCGCCAGTCCCCACCACCATAGTTGCGCTGTCATTTTCTCCAGAAGTCAGTAAAGCGAAACTCGCCGAGCCGGGACCAGCGGAGCTACCTACGCCGGAATTCAACCAATTTGTGCCATCCGATTTGAAGCGCGCAGAGTCCCACTGCTTAGTGAGTAGCATCGCTCCGGTTTCCGCTCCGGTAATGGTCGCGGTGTTCGCATCGGCGGAAATCTTGACGTAAACAATTTCTTGGTTCTGATTCGATTGCCCGGTAGCGGAATTCAGTCCGGCCGGCGGCAATGCGAAGCTCTGATCTCCGCTGCTGGTGTCCACTTCTACCAGCGGTAAAAGATTTTGCAGGGTGAAAAGCCACTGCCGGAGCGGAATAGCGAGAAAGCCTTTATCGTCCACGGCATTGGAGCGCGTGGGCGGCGGAAAGAGCATAGTTTGACTGGTCATGCGAAAATAGAAAACATGAAAATCTATCTTGATTTACCGATGCCCCATTGCGCGGAATGCGGACAAGCGCTCACAATCATTCAAGTAACCAAATCACGAGTAGTTGCTGCACATGGAGAAGGCTGGCCAGCTAATTGTTCCAATGGGGGAAAGATGGTGGAACTTCGCCGGGATGTAACTGAGGCCGCTGAAATTTAATCACTGGATCGCCGCCTCGCCCTTCACGAACGCATCATTGAAGGCATACGGGTAAGGATCAGTCCAGCTCACGTCCCACAATCTTTTCCGCGCGCGGCCCAGCATCCGCTTAATGACCCGCTTGTTGTACTCGCCCTGAAATCCCACGCTCAGGTAATAAGTGTTCGACCAGGTTTTTCCGCCGTCACTCGACCAGCGCAACATCAGTTGCGGCGGGCGGGGATTGTCGTCGCCGTCGAAGAGCGGAACACTCGGCGCAAGTCCGGTCTCCATCACGAATTCAATCTGGTCGTAATAAATCCATTTATTTTCCTCGTCCACGGTCGGGCTTCGGCGATTTCCCCGGATGATGGCGCCGTCGTCGTCATAGAAGTTCGCGCTCAGTTCGTACACGTTGCCAGAGGCCCAATCGCCCACCAGATGTTTTCCGAAGGCAAAGACGTGGCACATAGCGCGGTCCGCGATATAACTTCCATTGGCTTCCACCCAGAATCCCCGCTGGTGCCAGAGGTTTTGCGAGATGTCGTAGCACCAGGTCGCATTGGCGGTAGGGAAGTAGAGCACCCAGAAGGTATGGCCGCGCTCCTGATATGTCCACCCCACGGCATCCGAGGCGGTCTTGAACTGCTGCCACGCCAGTTCCACCGCATGTGTGGAGATGCGGTCGCCGTTATAGCCGTTCAATCTTCGCGCCACCATATACCCGCGTTCATCCTGATCGAGCCAGAAGACTGAGTTGTCGGCCTGCACGGTGGCGTAGGTCGCGCCGGCGCCGTTCTCCATCAATGCCCCTTGAATGGGAATCAGCGGCGGGAAGGTCAAGCCTTGACTCACGTAGTAGCCGAAGGCTTTCTTCCCTGACCATAGCCAGGTTTCATTGTGATCGCAGATCATGGACATGATGTTGTCCGGGGCGTAAGAGAGCGTGGCAATGTCCAGACCGCTCCATGTCGTCGCATCTTCGAGGGCGGAAACTTGAAAGGTATGCGAGTTTTGAATCGTGGCCACGATGTAGCCGGAATTGAAGCCAATCTGTGATACCGGGCCATTGAACTGCCCCATGTCCACGGCCACAAAGACATTGGTCGAAAGCGTGAGCACAAACAGGTTGCCGTTATTGAGAACGACAAGCTGGGTCTCATTCGAGGTCAGCATGGTCGGCGTAGTGGGGGCCGCTCCCAGCGATCCGCGATTGGTCTTCAAGCCTGAGGCGTTCACTTCCCAGAGGTTCGCGCCCGCGAAAAATACACGGCCATTAACTTCGTAGCTGCCGGGAACTTTACCTTCGGAAAGAGTCACAAATTTCTTGCGCCCGGGAGTGCGAAGCAGGGCCATCGGCGTGGCCGCGCCCTTCGATTCCGAGGCTTCGCAAAAACAGTTCATCGCCAACTCGTCATCAATGATGGGAGACTGGGCGGTGTAGCTGGGACCGCAGAAGTTAAAAGGGGGCATGGGTTAAGATTCGGTGTGAGGGACTTGCCTATCCGAGCCGTGCAGGGCATGGGCCTGCGCTAATCGCGTCTAATAACGCCTCCATGCGGCGAAGCGGCGCTACGGCAAGTCCTTCAACTGCTCCAACTCCGCCAACTTCGGAGTGACATACTTCGCGGCGAACTGCTCCGGCGCGAGCTTCAAATCTTCGCGTGATACTTCCACCACAACCCAAGAAGCCGCCAGCTTCGCGTCTTTCTTTTCCTTGGGATCGTGAATGCGAATGGTGAGGGTGAGAGTGTCTTTGTCGGGCATGTTAAATTGACCTTATGGATCGGCGGAAATTCTTATCACTCTTTGGCATCGGTGTCGCGGGCGTTGCGATCAAGCAGGCGATCCCCTTTGGCAGAGTGTGGAGCTTCCCCAAGAAGATTGTCATCCCACAGACGTTAACCGATCCTAATTACGTCCCCTTCTTCTACGGCGGCATTCGCGTCGGCAGCACGATCCGAATTCGCATACCCCAGCGTTTCATCATTAAGCACAGTCCGTTCGACTTGTCGCGGCCGTCGAGTTTTCGTTATGAGACATATTTAGGTGGCCCACTGCCGGAAGGAATAGATACAGAGTTCATGGTCACCCACGTTTACTCGGGTCTCCCGCCCGGAACGCCGCCAGTCGCCCAATTGAAGTCCGCAATCGTCCCTGATTTCTGACCCGCTCGTGGCATCCCTGAATCCTGCGTGCTGATCCGGGGCGATTTGGGGTTATTGCCGAAGATCGCCACTCGCGCCTTACGTGCCGCGTCCGCCAGCGATGCCGAAACCGGACGATTCGATCCTGCGCAGAGCATCTCGGCGAGGGTGAGCATCAAGCCATTGCGGTAGCCTTGCGGAAGCGTTCCCGGCCCTCCGGGGCCGCCGATGGGGTCTTGAATATTCGTGAACTGCGCAACCGTCTGCCAGATTTGCAAGCGCACCTGATTGCCCGCATTCGGCACCGGCCAGAAATAAAGCGAGCCATCCGGGTTGGTGGGATCGTAAAAAAGATCGGTTGGAACATTCGTCTGAATGTTTTTGACCTGATTATTGGCCCACCATTCTTTGTCGCGGAGGTTCATCGGCAAGTCCACCACGCCGACCGAATCACTTTCATTCAGTAATAGCGCGGCGGATTCGATTCGCACGGGACGCGGCGCACCGTTGGTTGAGAAGTTCGCCAGCACACTCGGCCCGATCAGATGCGGCGAAACTCCCGGCACCAGTGTGTACACATTGAAGGCATAGGAATACACGAAGGCCCGCAGCGAGGCCCAGTAGTCCGTCAAATAATTAAATTTCCGGAATCCCCACTGGGCTTCTTCGGGGTTATTGTTTACATCTTCGCCCGGCGCCCACGCGCCGATTTCAATGAACGCATCGGTGATGATGCTGCTCACCGTATAGGAAAGCGGCGGAGGCGGCGGAACTGAAGGGCCGGTGGGCATGGGTTCGCTTTTCGATTAACGCTTTTCGATTAACGACGACGGCGCGGGCGTGATTCCTGCTCTGCGTCCTGCGATTCCGGCGCAGCATCATTCGCGTCCGCAAATCCGGCCAGAGTTTCGTCGGTTTGCGCGGTTGCTGCGGCTTCAGCTTCACTTTGCTGCGCGAGCAACTCTTCATCTTCCAGATCATTCACGGTGATGGTTTCCGGGCGCGTGGCGGCGGCCATTTTCACGGCGGCGATGCCGTTTTTCACCTGCGAATAGTCATGGTTGAGTGATGGCTCTTTCTGAAAGCCCTTTTTCTCCGCGAGCTGCAACTGGCGGTCATCGTGAACCGTGACCACATGCCCCGTCTGGTGGTGATAGACCATGCGCGGGAAGGGGTTATTCCGGTAGCGATTCACCGGAGGTTTCGAGAGATCAAACTCTTTTCCTTGTCCGCCGGAGATGAAGGAATCGAGCAAATTTTTCAGCATGTTCTGCTGTTCCGGCGAAAGGTTCATATTGTTAAGGTTCTGCACTCCCGCCGATTTGTCCGCGGCGAAAGAATTTGTAGGTTGCATTTCAGTCTCCTTGACTACTTTCAATAATGTGTCGCGCACTCGTCCGTTGCGCGGAACTCCGAGTAAATCGAATTGCAGCGGATGCCGCTCGTTGCGCGTCTTCTGTGTGCTTTCGTTGAGTGGCACGGAAATCTTTTTGAAATCGGCGGGGCTTAATCAGGTTCGATCAAGCCCCGCGTAGCCCGTCATATAAGGGGTGTGAAAAGAGGACGACGGGCAAACAGCGTTCTAATACAACTCCCAGTACGGGCCGACAACCGTTGTGAATGTAGTCGGGACGGTAAAGGTTGAAGCAATCGTGCCGAACACCTGCCCAGTCACAGCTTTGGTCGTGGTGTTGTCTCCTTGCCCGGTGGTCAGCATTTGTAATTTATCCGTGGTTCCATTCGATTGCGCGCAGGCATAGTACTTGGCAGGCCCCACGACGTAATAGGGAGTCGTAAAGGCATATTTCTGCCAAGTGCTGGCACCTGACGTGGTGGCTCCGGCTGTGGCGGAATTGGCAATTAAGTTTCCCGTCCCGTCGTAAAGAATGACGAGATGTTTGTCGGTGCCTACGGTCGCACCGTTCAAAACACCTAAGCCGGTCACATACTTTGAAGCGCGAACATCGATTTCCGAGCAGTACATGGACGTAGCCGCCGCAATCGCAGTGTTCGTGCCGCAACTGGTGTACGCCGTACTGCAAGGTGTCACCTGGGCCGCAGTGAACGTATTCGCATTCAATGAACTCAGCGAAGACACCCACTGTCCGCCCACGCAATCGTTGATCGTGGTCGGCTGCCCCACAAGCCCAAAGGCAATCACCGGCAAATAGTTGTTATTGATGCCGATGCTTGTCCGGGAGCAGGAGCCGGTCGGTTGCACGGTCACCGAGAATGCGATGGCCGGGCCGACAAAGACAACTGTGCCTGATGCGTGCGGGGCTGCGCTGCCTAAAGTCTGGTAGCCGCGCTGCACGGTCAAGGTAGTGCCGTTCACTGCATTCACGAATACCGCTTCGCCGGTCGAGCCGGAATCCGCGATATAGAGAACGGTTGAGCCCGCCGTGATTCCACTGGCCGAGGCGACAACAATGTGTGTCGTCGCGGAGCTGGAAATCGCGGCGGAAAGCGTGGTGGTTGTGAGTAGCGTCTGTGCGTCGGCTGAAGGAGCCAGGACTGCCAGAGCCACGAAGGAAAACAGGGCAAAGAGTATTGAAACGATTTTCTTTTTCATGGTTGGTTTTGGGATTTCTTTCCACTCAGAGATTTCAAGTTTCAGGAAATACCAATTCTCCTTTTCCTTAAGCTCCCAACAGCGCAACCGCGCAGTTGTCTTGGTACAGGTTGCCGAAGCCGACGACCGTATCGAAACGGTGAATCTGCATCGAGCGGACCGGGTCCCATGCCTTCACGAAGCGCACCGGAATGCCAGTCTGTTTATCTTCCGCCTGGGATTTCGCTTCCACCGCCTTCGGCAGATAGAAACGCATTCCCACAATGGCGAACGCCTGGTCGCTGAGGGCCAGACCCACAGTTCCCAGAGCAGCGTTCGGGTTGGTGGTTCCGGGCCAGAGTGTCAACGCGGCCCCTGTTGCAGGCAGCGAATCCACGTTCTGATACTGCGAACCAGGGCCATAAATCGCGGGCAAAATGTTGATGGTGTCCGCGCCGCCACTCAGGATGTAATCCTGCGTCACGGTGAAGGTCTGCACCTGCGCCGGACCGGGAATACGCCGCGAGCGCGGGTTGACGAAGTTCACATTGGCAATTCCGAACTTGTCGCCAGCCTTGATCGTGTCGTTCGCCGTTCCGGTGATGACCAGAGCGCTTCCGCTCTGCCCGGCGCCAGTGATGGTGACCGCTCCCGCCCAAGTCCCCGCCGTGTGGTTGTACAAGTTCTGCTCTTCAAACACGTCGAAGGTTTTCAGCTTGCCCATCGCTCCCTCTTTGAACGCCATCGTGATGTCGTCCGAAGGGTTAAAGAGCGATGTAACCGGAGTGTTGATGGAGTTGGTCTGCATCGAAGAGGAAATCAATGCAGCGCGTTTCTTCGCCAGAGCCGAACCTGCCTTTTGCAGCAAGCGGGCGCGGGCCTGATCCAAAAACACGATGCTCGTAGGATCAACGCCGAGGGAGCCGACGATCTGCGAGGTGTTGTTCTTGGCGAACATGGCGGCGCGGGAGTCAATTTCGTTCGCGAGCTGCGCGCCGGCAGGTTCGAGGTACTCTTCGCGGATCTCTTCTTCCGAGCGTTCCGCTTTCACCGCGGCTTCGTAATCGTCCCACTGGAAGTCAATGCCAAAGGGCTGATCGAGCGAAATCGTGGTGGAGATCCGGTCAATGCCTTGCGGGTTGTAGCCGAGGCCGTCGCGGATGGTGAACTGTTGCGGGAATTTCACCTGAATAGTGCTTCCCACGGCGAAGGTCTTGGTGTAGTCCTTCTGCCACTTATTGTTGAAGTACGCCGCAACCTTCAGCATGTTGAGCAGGTTGCGGAGCACGTCCATGGAAATCCAGGACGTGTTGAGGAATTGGTTGGCCATCTCTATTTTCCTTTTTTGCGACGTGCGAGTTCGCGCTGATTCATCTCGCGCTGGTAAACCTCGAAGTCGCCTTCTTCGGCTGCCTGCGCCGCTGCGTCTTTAACGACGGCACCTTTCCCATTGGTCTGGTGCGGCGGGCGTGGGGCCTGGCTGATGGGTTTCTCAGAAGAAGAGGAAGATTTGTCGCCGGATTCGCCGCCGGATTTCTCGGCTTTGTCGCTTGCGAGTTTGAATGCGATCTCCGAAAGCGCGTAGGCCGCATCTATCGGACTCATGGCGTTGATCTGATCTAACACCGGGCGGTTCGCGCCTAAGTGGTAAAGCACATCGGTGCCGTTGGGACGCGAGAGGATAAATACGTCCACAACCGAGCCTTGCTTGATGGGAAGTTCGGGATTCAGTGCGACGGATTCGTAGTCGTTATACTTCGACTTCGCCGATTCGACACGCTTTCCCCACTCCGTGGCGATGGTCTGCTGCGCTTGCTGAAAATCGCGTTCCTTGGCCGTTTTCGCCGACGTTTCATTGAATTCCCGGACAGCTTCCTTGCGGTTCCACTCGTCTTTTGCATCGTCAAATTCTGCATAGGACGAATACTTCGGCTTTCCGGTTTTCGCGTCAACGTCGTCAATCTTCGGCTTGGGATTTGCGGCAGTCTTTGCTTCGGTCTTCGCTTCCGTCTTGGTTTCGGCGGCAGGGCGTTGCTCTGTCTTGCCCGCTTCCAGACGGTCTAAGCGTTCGCGGAGCTTCCGGCTTTCCTCACGCGATTCACGCAGTTCGCGCTCCCGTTTTTGCCAGCGGTTTTCTCTGGACTCCGGGGACTTTTCCTGCGCCGCGCTTTTCTTCTCTTCCTTCTGGGACTTTGCGGCTTCCGAGGCCGCTGCGGTTTTAACGTCGTCTTCTTCCGAAGACGTGGGTTCTTTCTCTTTCGGTTTTTCCTCGTCCGCGGTTTCTTCGGACGGCAGCACTCCGGTTTTCCGGTATTCCTTGTCAGTGGGCAAGATGACCGAATTCGGAGTGCTTAATTCTTCAAATGACGCTGCCGAGGCGTCGGGAGTGACGGGCCGTGTAGCCATGATTTGTTTCCTTGTGTGGTGAGTGCCGGATGTGACGTGAGACCGGCGGCGCGTGGTGGTGCTAAAGTCTGGAAATGAAGTTATTCCCGCCCTTTAATCTGGTCATCGAGTTGTCCGACATCCTGACGTTTGGGAAGAGTTCCGAAAAATGGCAAGTGATTGAACTGGCCGAAGATGGAAGCTCGTTCACGATCATGTCGGTGCGAGACAATTTCCGAAAAGTAAAAATCATTCTGCCGGTTGATTCTGCTCCTGCTGTTGTTCTTGCGCCGCCTGCTGCTGTTGAGCAGCCATAGTCGCGGCGGCGGTTTCTTTCGCGTGTTGCTGATCGCTCGCCTGTAACGCCGCTTCGTGGGCCGCGCCGTGATTTTCCAGCCAGAATTCCTTAAACATCTGAATACGCTCGGCGGAATCCTGAGACTTCGCTTGCACCTCGGCGATCAGGACCTTAATGTCGTTCGACAACTGCGCCATCTTCTCGTCGCTCTCGTTCTTCATTTGCTGGATGGTCAGCTTAGTTTGCTGCTCTAAGACTCGTCCGGCGCGGTCGGCGTGCAGCGCAGCATTCTCCTGCTGTAAGCCTTGCATCTGGCCTTGCAGTTGAGTAATGGCGGCCTGCGCTTCGGGTGGAAGGTTCCCGGTTGGCGGCGGATCGAAGACGTCGGCAATCTCTTTGGCGATGGGGCCGAGTTCGGGGCGCATCCGGATTCCCAGGGCGAACACTTTCGCGGCGGGCGTTCCCGGCTGCGGCAGGTTCGCCATGTTCTGAATCAGGGTATCTACGAAATCATCCTGCATCTCGCGTTCAGAGTCATAGCTTGGCCCAGAAGCAATTGTTAAATCGAAATCACCTTTTCCGGTGTGAAGATGATCGTCCGGTAAACCCTGCACGTTATATGCGCCGTCTTCGCCCATCGGGTGCGAAGTGTTCCCCACAATATGTAAAGTGCTGCGCGTGCCGTCCGGCTGCGCCACGGGCATCTCCCGCTGCGTGTCCATGATGGGAGTGATGAGTTCATTGATCTGCCAGCCGAGGTTGTGTAGATAGCCGTTCTCAAAGTTGTCGAGGAATGCTTGCGTGCCAATGTCTTCCTCGTTCTGAATCTTTTCTAAAGCCACGCCGGATTTCTGGTTGGCGCGTTGCGCGGCGGTCGGCAGGGGACTGATTCCCATCGCGGCTTGTAAGGAGCGGCCCGTGGAATCCTTTGCCAGCTCGTATTGTTGAAAGTTGGCTTCATACTGCGGGCGACTCGGCGGCGGGAGCGCATTCTGGCCGGTGGCATCGGTAATCGCGTCATATTCAACGAACGGATGCGGAACTTTATTCAACTCAGTCCAGGTTTCGCGGTCGGTTTCAAACTGTCCACTTGCGCCGACGAAGGGAACTTTCGGCACCAGTCCGGCTTCTTCCGCTTCCTGTGAGGCAAGGAAGTCGAAGAGCATCTGCGGATCTCGCGCAAATCGCACCAGTGAAAGTAGAGTTCTCTTCGCCGAGCCGCCTTCGGTAGTCCACCGCTCCGGGCCAAGGCAGGAGATGATCGGGATGCGCGAACCGGCCCAGGGGATCTCATCGAGAATTTCCACGCCATTCGTCATGTACTGCACCACGCGGGGAATCTGCACTTCACGTTCTCGGACAACCTCGAAACCATCGTGCAGCTTCAGTTTCTTGTAGCGGCGGTCGCGCTCTTCGCTGGTCAGCTCATCCTTGAAAACAATCTTCTGGCCTTGCGGAGTATTCAGCAGTAAAAGGGTGCGGATGTCTTTCTCGATCTTCCAGTACTCGGCGCGGACAATGTAGTTGGTCTTCACCCAGTCGGAAATATTCAGTCCGTTGACCGCTTCGCCTTCAAAGTCGGTGATCTCCGCATCCGGATAGAGTGACTCGAAATCTTTTTTCAGGATGATGTCGAGCAGAAAGGCGTCTTCGATGTCGCAGGCGTTGGGCTGTTTGTAATAAGGCGAGATCAGTACGCAATCGGGGTTGGCGATGGGCTTGACGAGAATTTCCTGATCGAAGCTGGAATCGTCCTTGTACTCCGTCCGGATCACCGAGAAGCCGTAGCTTCTCTGCGCGGCGCTCTCCGCGGCGGGAATATAAACCGCTGTCGGCGCGTTCGATTTATCTTCAATGCCGCGAATCACACTCGAACGCTTGGCGGCGTCCTGGTCATTGGCCCCGTTGCCTTTGGGCGTGACCTGAATTGCCCGTTTCGTCTTTCGTAGATTTCCCGTGTACTGATGTAGATATTGATTGATCTGGTCGAGGTGAATACAGGGACGTGCCGCATCTTCGCGGGCCGCACGGTCGCTCGCCGTCCACGGGCCAAGGGTGGAGATGGCCTGCATGTCAGCAGAGCCTTCGTCGCGAGTGGGCTGCCACTCGTTACGATAATCGGAGTACTTCTCTCGAATTTCTTTGGGTGTAGGGGTGGACATTTAGAATTGCGTTAGGAGAGTTGGGTGAGAGGTTTAAACCAGCACACTGCTAACGTGCCGAAGAGTAATCTTCCGCCAGTTCGAATCTGGCACTCTCCGCCAATTACTGAATCAACTTCTTCGCCGAGCACTCCGGGCAGATCGCCGAATCCTCAATGACCCATCCTGCGAGTCGTGCTTTGGTATAACCGTCTTGCTCGTCCCAGGCGCGAATATCTTGCCGCCGTCCACACTCTTCATTGGAGCAGGTGAGTTTTGTGGTGAGTCGCGAGGGAATGTGCTGCGGACAGTAATCTTTACATCCATCCGTGCGCCAGCCTTCGGAGTGAAAATCTTTCTCGGCTTCCTTGCGGTTCCTGCCGCGAAAAACTTTCGTGGTCAGGCAGTGCGCGCAAACCGCTTCGAGGCCGCCTTTCGCTTCAAAGACATTCTCCCGGATGGCGTTCTCGGCCATCTCCGTAAGCGTTGGCGTTTTAAATGCCTTCGGGTAGGCGCTGCCGTCGAAGGTGTCCCACTGCTCGCGCTCCGCTTTCTCTTTGATCTCGCGTTCGTACACATCGAGCGGCTTCGGCGTGAAGCGAAGATGGGGACGGAGCGCGTCATAGGCGATCTGCCGCTGGTCGGGCGCGGTGGACATCAGCAGGCCACGGAAAGAGTTGTGGTTCTGGTAGAGCACCGCGATCTGGGCGAATAAGTTGACATCCTCAATACCGCCAAAGCCCATCTTTTTAAGCTCATGGCTGATCTTGAGGCGGTCTTTGGTCTTCATCAACGGCATTTAGGACTCTTCTTCCTCGTCATTTTCCGGAGACTCGGAAGCGGGTGCGCTGGCTTTGGCCGATGCTCCGGCAGGTTCGCCGCCGAGATGCTCGTCAATGTGATCTATCATCTCGTCGTGTTGTTTGGCACCGAAGGGAAAAGAGTGATGCGTCTCTTCCATGAACGCGCCGGAATTAGAGGTTTTGCGCGGCTCCATGTGGTGGTGGACGGTGTACCCGCTTTTCTTGCCGTCTTTGCCGCGATGGATTTCAATTCGCATCTCCCGCATTTTGGAAGCTGGTGCTGATTCTTTTTTCATGTGCTTTTTCTCCATTTCGCGGCCTTTGGCCGTTTCTTTGTTGCCGTGCATCGCGCCGATTTCGTTCATCGTGCCGTAGATGGCATGGGGATTGTTGCCGTACTCGGCGCGGAGCTTGTCTTCCAGGAATTTAGGCATACTCGACTCGAAATAAACCATCGAACCGCTCGATAACTCGACGCTCACCGACTGAGTCGAACAATTTCAAATGTCGCAGTAAGACTCTATTTGCCGCGTCGCGTACTTGCTCACCGCTCTCGATGGCGCGCGGGATTTCCAGTGGGGCGAAAATCACTTTTATGCCTGACGTGCCGCCAGCGAAAAAGAAAATCGCTTTCTTTTTCCAGTTATGGTCGCTAGGGTCAATTGAAATCATGCGATCAAACCCATCCTGTCCCATACGCAAAGAATCAACATCCTCTGCGATTGAGGAAGTAATTTGCATTTCCCGCAAGAGAGCGGCTAATTCGTCGGCAATTGTCACTTCTTGACTCCCATCTTCGCCGAGCAGTCGCGGCAGAAAACCATGACCGAATTCTTTCCCGCCATACACTCCCGTCCACAACCCGAGCAGGGAAGTACTTTCGTGGATTGCGGTATCTCGATGATCTGTGCAGATTGGTTCATTTTTAATTTTCGCGGCCCAGAATTCTCCGCGCTGCCCTCTGACCCGTTAGTCGCTCCGATGGAGACGTTTTCAGGCTAGGTAAGCACCCCGGAAGTGGAGGCATCGTTGCCCCGTGCGCTCCCCGCTGGGCCGCCCGGAGAGTTCTTCGCGCGGAGAATAATTAAGACGTGAGCGAGGTTGCCTGCTCGTTTAATACAATCCACTTTCCCTGATACGCCATAAGTAAGGCCGAAGCTCCCGCATGAGCGGGGAAAGTCAGCACGTTCGTGTTGGCGGTACCGTCTTCAAACAGCGCGGCCGTCGTCACGGTATGGGCATTGGCCGTCGCCGAAGCAATCTGGATCAGTAGCCCATCATCAGCTCCCGCTGTGGGCGCGGCCAACGTCAATGCGGCCACTCCGGCTTTAGTGATGATGTAACGGTTTGCGGTGTGCGGATCGACGGCGCCGGAAGCGGGAAGCGCAACCAGAGCAGCGGCCAGCAACTTCTGCACCGCGTCTTGCGTGAATACGCCAACTTGTAAGGCTGAGTTCATGGGATTTTCCTTGGGTGAATTTTGAAAATGAAATCTAGCGGCCCCGCAGTTTGCGGTTGGCCTTGCGGTCGATCTGGGCTTCCTGTGTACGAGTGATATTGCCAATTCTTTCCGCGCGGGATGCGCCGCTCTTTGCCAGGCGCGCATGCTTCTTATCGGGCATGGGATACGCGCGTTGCTTCGGCAGGCCGAAGACGCGATCGGCGAAAGCGTTGCGGGATTTGGAGGTTAGTTTCGCCATCAGTACATCCCCATTCTCATCCGCATGGCGTTCATCACCTGCGGAGGAAGCTGCTGCTGTGGATTCATTCCCGCCGCCGGCATCGGAGCAGAAGGCCGCGCAAAGGGTTGTGGAGCGGCTTGCATTTGTGCCGGCGGCAGAAATCTGTTCAAAGCGTTTTGCGTGGCGGGCATCGCTCCCGATTGCGGAGCGGCCATGGAAGGCGGAATCTGTGGAACCGGCAGTGGGCGCTGCATCGCCGGGACTGCGCCGCTTTGAATTTGTGCGGGATTCGGTGGCTGCATTTGCGGCGGCGCTGCCTGCGGTTGCGGTTGTGCTGCCGGAGGTTGCGCCGTTTGCTGCATCATGGAAGGCTGCGCGGCCATCGGGCCACCGAGAGAGCGTTGCGCGAAGATGTTTGCGGGCATCATGAGATCACTAAGACTTCCAATTCGGAATGGTGGTAATCCGGACTGACTTCCAGTTTCGTCACATCGCGGTTTATATTTTCACCATCAGGCCGCGTGACTAATAGGGTGGGGTCAAGTTTTTGCAGGGCTTCAATAAGCTGGGAAATTTTCATTGATTTATTTATCCCCAAGCCGAGTAAGAACGCGGTTTACTCTGATTCGACTTTGGTTTCGGTTTTGGCAGCACCGGCATAGCGAAGGTCAGCGCCAGTGCGTCTGCATCGTCGGGCGAAGAGGAATCAAGGCCCATCTTCGATAGGCGTTTCTTCATCGCGTCTTTCGGTTCTAGCTTGATTCGCTGACTGGTATCCGACATTAAGACTGGCTTTTGCAGGTCGGTCGCAAGTTCCGAATCCCGATCAATACAGCCGCCGTCCCGCAGCCAGTCCTTCATTTTGCCCCACATCTCATCACGGCGAAGCACGTAGAACCTGTCGTTAAGCGCCGAATCGCCGAAGTTGATACCCATCACATTTCGTAAATTGAGATTTTGCAGCCCCGCGAGAATCGCGCCGGCATTTCCGCCCACGCCGGAGTTGTCGAGAAACATCATCGTGACCGGCTGGCCGTTGTAGTTTGAACGTAATATGTCCGCCAGGCGCTCGCGAATCACGGCGGGGTTTTTGGTGAACTGGCCGCGTATCTTTATCGCGGGAATCGCGCGGGCATCGAAGCCGCGGCGAAAACGAATCACCGTATCGTCTGAGCCGCCCCAGGACAGATCCACGCCAGCGATCAGCGCGTCATCATTGAAAGTAGGTAAATGACGCGATTGCGCATTCTGTACCATCTCTAAATCAATAAACTTGCCTTCGCCAGCGAGAGGGAAGAGACCTAACCAACGCACGCGGACGTGATCGGAATTCGGTCCATAAACTTTAATGTCTTCGTTGATCTCTTCGACGTTCACGCCTTCCACGTCGCGCGAATCAATCACCTCCGGATGCCAGCGATGCTTTTGTGTGCCGAAAACCGCTTCGTAAAAGAATCCCTCGGAGCGCGTGCATTGACTGATGGCGATCCAGATGATTTCTGTATCTGCATCGGTCATTGCGCCTTCCTGCGTCTTCCAGATGGTGTCAGGAATGCCGGCGGCTTCTTCGTAAATGATGATGAGACGCTTGCGCCGATTGTGGGCGCCGGCGGAGGCTTGCGGGTTTTCTTCCGACCATGTAGTGAAATCCGCGCGCCAGGTCTGCTCGTGTCCTTCTTCGCGCGCTTTAATTGAGGTCACATTGACTTCAAAGAAATCCGCGTTCAATCCCAGGCGAAACCACTTCGCCACTTCTGGCTGGGTTTTGGTCTTCAACTGATCGCCGGTGCCGGCCATCAGAATTACTTTGCAATCTTCGAAGGTGGAGAGTCCCCAATGTGTGAGCCAACTGATCTCGGCGGTCTTACCGATGCCATGGCCGGAGCTAACTGTTTTACGGAAGGGTTTGTAGCGGGTTTCGGGATTCTGGAGATGGTCGCCCAGCTCGCGGAGTAGTTTTCTCTGGTGCGCGCGCGGTCCAGCTTCGCCGGCCAGGTCCCCGTGTCCCCACGGGTAGGCGCACATCACAAATCCCAGCGGATCGTGGACGAACTCGGCCAGCTCGCGTTGCACTTCGGCCAAGGGGTTAGCGGTTTCGGCTGCGCTCATAGTTCAATTTGCGTTCCCGCACTTCGCGGACGATTTCGGAGATTTTTATGGTGGCTTCCACTTGAATGGGTTCTTTGTGGACGTGGTTCACGGTGTCCATGGGCTTTCCGAGGTCCCGATCATCCAGATACATCAGCGTGCGCTTGAGTGGCCCGGTGTCCTGCTTCTTCTCGGCCAACTCGATTTCGATTTCGAGAATCTTCAGCCATTGCTTTTCCGCCGCGATCTTGGCCTTAAGCCTGCGTGCCAGGTTAGCGTCGGTAGGACGGGATCCCGCGCCTTTGTCCTGACACTTCTCGCATTCACAACCCCGCTTGTGCCGCCCAGCTCCTTGTCGCTTTCCGCCCACGTTTGAAATCGCTGTACTAAATCAAAACAATCAAGCGACCGAAAGGGGTATCTTCCCGAATGCGGCGCGCACCAGCGGCTCCGTCTCCTCTCGCGTGAAGCCAGAATAGACATTCAGAGAATCCACATGCTTGTGGCCTGAATAGGGCCGTAACTGGTCTATATCCATACCGTTACGGCGGAGAAAGAAGAGAATGGAGTGCTTGAGAGTATGGGGATGACAGAGTAATTCGGGGAGTCCGGCGCTCTCGCCGGCGGCGTGGACCCAGCGCTGGAAGGTCCTGGTAGTGACAGGAAAGAGGCGTTGATTAAATTTGATTCTCGAAGCTAATTCAAGCAGTGGTTTTCGCTCGCTGATGAGTATATTTTCATGCTCCACCAGCTCGTCGTTCACATCATTCGAACGCTTCTTGCGCCGCATTGTGATCTTCCCATCCACCAGAAAACTCGGTTTAATTGCAATCACTTCCGAAGCCCGGAGCGCGTGATTGAAAGCTACGGCCATCGCCAACCAATGCAACTCGTCCTGTTCTTTCGCCGCCTGTAGAAGCCTAAGAATTTGCTGAATTGAGAGCTCGTGCGGCATTTGAATTCAATCAAAAAGAATCAAAAATGTCCGAAAATAATAGATTCGGACATGCGCGCGCCTAGTCTTCACAGCACACGCAGCGGCAGCCCTCACAAAAAGCATGGGCGCCGGTTAGACAGTTAAAGCAGATCAGGTGCGAGGCGCGCGGCCGGGCGCGGTCCTTCATTACTCGAGTAATCAGATCCTCAGTCGTAAGCATGCGGTCCACGTTGAGAAAAACGGTCTCGGTCTGGGTTTGTGGGGAAGAGTTCGTATTCATCGTAGATCACCAGCGCCAGAATTTCTGTCATCTCCCGCGAGAGTTCGTCTCCGCCTGGCGTGCGGCGGATGAGTTCCATTTCCACGATCAGCTTGATCTCGCCGAATTTGACCACTCATTCCTAATTCGCTTTTTGGGCACATGTTTCGCGCCACCATATCCGAGTCAAGGCCCGGAGCACTACGACATTGCGACGATTTTTATAACTCGTGGAAATGTATTTCACGCCAGGAATTTCGCCGGAAGTAAGCCGCTCCGGAATATAACGAGCCTGTGGGTTCAGTGGCCGAAATTGCCGGAAAGTGGAATCGAGCGGCAAAAATCGGATCACCTTGCGCGAAATTCTTTCGGCGACCATTCGCTGCACGAGAAATTCCGCGCCATCGCGATCGGTGAACTGAGAAGGCTTCGCCCCAATAGGCTGAGAAGAATTCAGCACGCCTACATTCATAAATTTGGTTTTATAGAGACACGACTAGCAGGGGACTACTTGGGAACATCCGCATGGCGCGGAAGGTGCCTTACATGGGGAGGTGCGAAATCACTCTAATGCCAAAGCGGGAAGGAAGGGAAGTTACTGATGGGCTATGCCGGGTGGGGAAGTCAGGGCTTGGCGGGAGTCACGGCGGCACAAATTTGCCGCTCCCAGCGGTCTTTCACTTTAGCCGCCGCAACGCTTTGCCATTGCATGTTGGAGATCGCGTCCGGCCCGCCCGCGCAAAGTGGTTTGATGTGATCTTTGATGTAGCCGGGACAAGTTCCTGATCTCTGTCCGGTGGAAGGGCAGGGGGATATTCGCTGAAAGTCGCGCCGCACTTTCGCGGAGCGATGGGTTCGCGCCGAACAGGTGAGGGCGAAAAGTAGAAGACAGATGAGGAAAAAGGTTCGCATCACTCAGGGTTTCGCGGGAGTCGCGGCGGCAATGACTTGCTTAATGTCACCACTAATCTGATCGAGTTTCGCCAGTAAAGTTCCCGACATCTCGTCAACCTTCTCGCTTCCCACGATGTATATTTCGTGATCCAACGGCCAACGACACATCTTGCAATCTTGCGAGACGCCCTCAAATTCAATTGTGACGGAGATCGCAGTTTGATGCTGGGTATCTATTCCCGAATCAGGATTAATTGAAACCAACTCCACCCTAAAATCAGTACCGGACGTGGGTACTAGGCTCCATGTTGCAGATTTGCGAACCGCTTCTTTTAAAGCAAAAGTAAAACGCTGACCGATGATGTCATTGGCCGAGGAAGTCACATAAACTTTTTGCGCGGCGACCTGGCTTACGCTTAGCGCGAGAAATAAAGTTATCAAAACACTTTTCATGATTCGCTCCAATCGAGACCATCTTGCCAGCACGGTGAAACATTGACAAGGGCACGAATGGGCGATTACGCACTAGGTACTTTTGGGCTTTTTCTTCTGGCGGGCTTTGGCGGTACGAGCCACAGCGGCGGCTTTCGAGGCTTTCCTGGCGGATTCCCGCCGCTCTTTCGCCGTCATAGACTTTGCACGAGCTAATCCGCCCATGCGCCCCATTTCTCGTACGTCCATGCGCCGGATATTACCATCGTACCTCTTCGATATGCAAGAAAATACTCTTGACACCGTAGAGCTACGGTGAAATAATTGTTTCAGTAAAACGATAGCGGACTGACCGAGTGGTTGCACACCCGATCAGCCCTAACCCAAGCAAGCCTTGATTGGAGGCTCACATGGTTTCCCACACTGTAGCAGTAATCCACCACCCCGAATTTCCACAGGTCTATTCCGCGGCCATTGACGACGCTATAGCGTGCGTGGATCGCGTCCTGCTGGCCCACAGCGCACTGCAACTCGGTTCCTGCCAGTATGAGTACCCCGAAACCGTCTCCGGGGCTTGTAATGGCGAACTTTGCGCAGCACGGGCCACCGTATTCGATCTTTCCGAGGAAATGGAGTACTGCGGGAAGCATTTTCGGGAGGTGAGCCGTGGATAAAACTCTCGAAGTTCACGAGCACCTTATCTGCGGCGGGCCTTTCGCGCACGGCGGCTTGTACGACCGTACCGGGAAATGGGACAACGGAAGAATTGTGCATTCTCATTCCGGCGGGGAAATTCCCCATACTCATCCCGGAACCGGACCAGCAAGCTACACGATTGACAAAAATGAATGGCAGAAAGCCACGGGGTTGCGCGGTGGAGGACGAAAGAAATTTACCGCTAAACCTTCCGGCCAGCAAATGCCTTTAGTGGCTCGGACTGAGGAAGAAAATACATTTGAACTGATTCTGTGTAAGCCTACTCCGCCCGAATGGGGACTTGGCCCGGGAATCGCACTGCCCGCGAGAATGATTTTCGGTTCACGCTTGAAGTGGATTGTGCGCGATGAAAGTGAGGTGAGCCGTGGATAAGCAACTCGAAGCGCTCACCGAAGCCTACAAGATTCTCACCCGTGCCAAAGTTGATTGCGCCAGCTACGCCGCCATGCAGCCTTACCGCCTGGTGAGTCACGCCCAGGACTACATCCAGAAGCAAGCCGACGAACTCTTGAAACCGATTTTCGCGGACGAAACGGTCAGCGCATGAAGCCCAACCGTCCCTTCGGCATTGCCTTGATGCTTGCAGGTCTCGTCCTGGTGATCTACGGACTCGGAGAGATCGCCGCGTTTTTCATGCACTGGAAATAAAAATTGGAGGAAATAAAAACATGGCAACCGCTCGACCGTTGAACGCGCAATTGGAGGCTTTTCCGAACCGTAAGAAGCCGCCACAATCGGAACGCTGGTGGAAGAAGTTCATTCCCGCGTCCCAGGCTATCGAGGTATTACCTACGGCCATTCAGAATATCGAAGCGGCCACGCCGAACGAGCTGCTCCGCATCGCGGTATCGCAGAAAGCCAACGTCGAAGAATTAAATCGCTTGATGGATTTGCAGGAGCGTTGGGAGAAAAACGAAGCCAAGAAAGCCTACGTCGTGGCGATGAACGCTTTCAAAGCCAACCCGCCGGAGATCACCAAAAACGAGCTTGCCAAATTTACCAGTGTGAAAAATGGCAAAGAAATTGAGATCGAATGGTGGTATTCCACGCTCGATCACATTCACGGAATCATCCTGGCGGAGATGAGCAAGCATGGCATCTCGCATCGCTGGGTCACCGAGCAACCGAATACCGAAACCATCCGCGTGACCTGCATTCTCACCCATAAGCTCGGCCACAGTGAGCAGACCACCCTGCAAGGCCCGATTGACCATTCGGGAAGTAAGAACGCCATCCAAGCGATCGGCTCAAGCGCAAAGTACCTCGAACGCTATACGTTGATGGCGGCAACCGGGCTCGCCGACGGAACTCCCGATGTGGACGGAAGCGCATCCGCAGCCAATCAACCCTCCGCTAGCGTGAATGACACGATGAAGAAGATACGCGCTGCCCGGAACGCGGCGGAACTTCGGGAAATCTTCACCACCGCCTATACGCAAGCGGAAAACGCCAAAGATAACCAAGCGAAAGCCACCTTGATTGCCGCCAAGGATGCCAGACTGCGAGAGCTACGATGAGCGCCGCGCCTCTCTATGTCGAATGCGAACACGGCAGCCCGGAGTGGAAGGAAGCCCGGCGCGGATTAGTCACTGCTTCGCGCTGTGCCGACGTGCTGGCCATGCTAAAGAAAGGCGGGGAGGGAGCGCCGCGCCGAAACTACCGCATGGAGCTGGCCATTGAAATTCTCACAGGGCACTCCACGAAGCATTACGTTTCGCCGGAGATGCAGTGGGGACTCGACCAGGAACAATTCGCCCGTGCAGCCTACGAAGTCAAACAGAACACGCTGGTAGAAACCTGCGGCTTCTATGTACATCCGCTGGTGAATCGTTTTGGCGCGTCTCCCGATGGACTGGTGGGCAGCGAAGGCCTCACGCAATTCAAATGTCCTTCGACTTCCACCCATCTTGCATGGATCCTCGAAGGCCAACTGCCTCTCGACCACGCCCCGCAAATGCTGGCGGAAATCGCTTGCACCGGGCGTGCGTGGAATGATTTCGTCAGCTTCGACCCGCGACTGCCGAAACATTTGCAACTCTTTATCCGGCGAATGGAGCGCCGTGATCACGAGCCACTCATCGCGCAACTGGAAAGCGAAGTGCAGCGGTTCAATGACGAATTGGACGCAATGCTGGCCGAACTTCCGCAGATCGAAGGACAGCCAATCATTGCAGCCATGGACTATACGGACCCGGACGAATTGATCGTATGACCCACGCCTGCGAACAACATCAGGACTGTACGCACCCGGCAGTGAAAGAATGCTGCCGGTGCCAGATCGGACTCTGCTCCGCGCATCTGGTGGAATGCCTGGATTGTCACCAGGTCTTTTGCCGGGAGTGCGCGAGAGAACACCAGAGGGCAGTTAGCCCCGATGAGAGGATGGGAGAGCCAGAGCCCGCTAGCCGAATGGGGAAACCATGACCCTCTGTACCTCCCCCTTTTTTAACTTTAATTATGGCCAACATAAACATCAGCGACGATATTTACCGGGAGTTGCAGACCATCATTAAACTCCATGCCCACGCGAAATCCTGCAAGAAAATCGGCAACGCGGCGGAAGCGAAAACTTACCAGCAAAAAGCCGACAAGCTCGCCGTCATGTGGTTCCGCAAAATTCGGTTCCACAGTAAGTCCTGATGCGCCGCCCCATCTTCCGCCAGCCCTACCGCTGGCAACCCAAACCTAAACCGTCATCACTTCGCTATGAACTCATTCTCGACGGCGCGGTGCGAGTGTATCCCGGCGGAAGGGAAGTCTGTCAGGATTCTCCGGCGGGATGGCGGGAGTACAAACGAAGGGTTGAGGTCATGGTGCAGCGTCAGAACTTCCGTTGCTCTCTCTGTGGGAAGCGCATCAGCGTATCCACGGCCACTTTTGAGCATCAGCGAAGACGCGGCATGGGCGCGGCGTGGCGGGACGACCGAATCACGATTGACGGGAAGGATTGGAACTCGGCGGCACACTGGGTATGCAATGGGGAGAGAGGCTAGTGCGTAGTTTCATCATGGTTCGCTATTACTGCGCCGCGAATTCCGCAAACTTCTTCTAAGCCATCCATCACGAAGCGCAGAACCGCATAGGCTTCCAACGGGCCTATAGTCTTCGCCCGCAGCAAATCAATAATTTCGTGGGATACGCGCTCGAATTTCTCTCGCAGCTCCGGAGTTATTTCGATTTTAACGCCCCTAATATCCTGCTCTTTCAATGGGGCGGCAGCTTGATTGTTGATTTTCACTTCTTCTCCGGCACCTGGTACGGAGTGTAATGCGGGTTGCCCTCGTTCAAGCGGTTCAGCAAATCCATCACCGCATAGGGAGCTAAGAGCGTTGTTTCGCCACTGAATCCTCGGCCGGCCGCTTCGCCCAAGACGAAGACCAGACGTTCATAATCCACGCGGCTCATGGTGAGCACTATTTTGCCGTCGGGAGTTTCGGAGTAGCTCAATTGCCCACTCTTAGCTTGGCCCGAAAATCTTCTTCGTTCCAGCTCCGTGCGCCTTCTTCGCAGCGCGGATTGTCATTGCAGTACTTCACATTCCGCGTCGCTATTCCCGGCAATAAACTCTTGGGCCCGATGTCCACTTTGCGAACGCTTATTTTCGCATCGGGCCGCTCGGCTCCGCAGATTTGGCAGCGCCAGGTAAAAGTCGAGGGATCGAAACTCACTTGTTTGCTCACAGCCACATTCCTTTCTTCGCTTCTTCGCGCCAGACCTGCTTGCGCGTTTCATCCACTGCATCTTCCGCTTCCGTCCACCAGTCGTCAGCCTCTCTCCGGCCAGCTTCGTAGCCTGCCTTGTAGCCTAAATCGCGGAACCAGCAGAGCCAGAAGACCTCGCAGATGAGAACCAGAATCCAGAAGAAGATGTATCCGAGGATCGTCACGCCGAAGCCTCCGCCTCGCTTGATTCTGTCCAATGCCAGATTCCTTGATGGCCTTTGGCTAAAACCGGCATTTCCAGCCTTCTTCGCATCGTCAGCAAAATCCCGAAGCGGCCAGCCTCGAAATTTCCATATTCATCCGGGGGCGCGAGTTCATGGGGTAATCGCACGCAACCAACTACATCCACGATGCACAAAATAGCGCCCAGCGGAACCGTCAATGGGTCATAGCCGAATTGTTCGCAAGCAAATTTATTCACGGTTTTCGCCGCATGAATTGCCAATGGGCCGCGAAACAGCATTTCCCATCCCCGCGTTTCTATTTTCTTGCGCCCGTCATGAATCAGCGAAGCCCACGGCTGATGCAAACTCAAAGCTCTCACGCCCTGACCTCCATCCTGCATCCGCACTTCCGCCCGCCGCCCATCTCCATCTCGCACTCTCCTTGGTGAACGTGACCGCAACCGTGGCAGGTGTTTTCCCAGTTGCGATTCTGCGGGGCCGGAGGAAGCCCGTTTCCGTTCGAGGTTACTTTCAGCCCTGTACTTCTTTCCGCCGAAACTGAGACTTCCGTGCTTGCCGAAAGATCGCCCAACTCCTTCAACCAGCGGACAACATCAATGATTTCCGAAAGATGGTCGCCGTTCTGCAAGCGTGCGGAGTACAGATTTTCCGCGATGATGTAGAAGACTGCCCGCGTGTTATTCGGCGGAAGTTTGCGGATCATCAACATCTGGTCGGTGGCGTTCAATGCTGCACCGCCGGAAGTACGATATAAGCAACCCAAAGTCCCAACAAAATTCCCATCGCGAAGATTGCGGCTAAACGGGCGATCATGCCTTGTTTTTCTCCCGTTCGCGGATTTCCTCTTTCACCCGGTCGCTGGGTTCGTACTCGGTGTACTTCGCGCGCATGAACATGACCAGCGGGCGAATCAGTAGATAGTTTTCTTCGTCGGCACGCAAGGCTGCATTCGCCAGTGATTGCACAAAGCCGCCGCCGCGTTGACTTGCCGCCGAGAGCCATTCCAGTAATTCGGGATCGTCGTTTTGCGCGATGAGAAATACTGCATTTGAGCCATCGTGACCAGTCATGCGACCTCCTGAAATAAACCTTGCTGCTCTCCGCGCCGTGCATCGCTGTCGGGATGCTTCCGTTTCCAGCGGTCGTACTCAAGCTGGTGTTCGGGGCAGAGATGCTTTCCCGGTGCGACTTCTTTGGCGTGCTTGGCGCAGATGGGCTTGTCGCAGGTGCCGGATTTTCTCGCCGATATTTTCCAGTCGCAGAGAAATGTTCCCCGGTGGCCGCACTCGCAGTACTTCGCAGTCACCCGCACGCCGCAGACGATTACGTCCTGCCCGTTGATGTTGATGTGCTCACACACGCGGCAAACTCCTTGCCTCTACCGGAACAAATAGCATTCCCTCAGCGTAAATACGTCGTTCGCATTGAAGTGAAGTTCTGAATCCCAATAGCTTCACGCGCTCCAAATGCCCGTTCGCATCGCCAGCCATACTCGGCTGCACTAGTGGAAAACCGCTGTATTCGGTCACAGTAAAGCCAGCGGCCCGCAATTCCGCCGAAATTTTGGCCGTCCATTCACTCAATGTCACGAGAAAAGTCCTCCCTGCTTCTCCACTGGCTTCGCTTGGCCCTGCCGGGAATTCAAATTGCGGATGCACTCCAGGCACGGCCCTTTGCGAACGCCGTCCACCCGGTGCTGAGTTTTCTTTCCGCACTTCGAGCAGTAGCCGGAGACGGAGACGGTGTTGCGGGTGTAGTGCTCGGTCACAAACTTTCTCCGAAGCCTTGCATGAGTGGCTTATGAGTTGTTTTCACGCGATCCGCATTGATGCGCTTGAAATCCTCGAACATTTCGCGGCCTTCAAATTGTTCGGCAATTCCGCCCAGCGCGTAATCCCATCCTGGTCGCGAGAGCGCGAGTTCGGCCAGTGCCAACAAAATCATCTGTCGTTCGCCTTCCTCGAAAACTTGCTGCACCATCATGCGACCTTCTTTCCCTTCGCCGGAGGATTGGGATTCACCCACACTCGCCAACTCTCCGGAAGTTTGCGGGCAGGGACCCGCTCGTAATTCGCCCACGTCCGTGCGGCGTAGAAAATGAAAATCATGGGCGTCAATCCAGTGATGAACGAGACCTTCACGATGGCCGCGGCGAAGAATGCAAGATTCAGGAGTTCGGGTTTCATCATCGCGTCCCTTTTTTGCCGAGCAGTAAATCGGCGGCCAAAGCTAAATCCTTCAACGCATCCATCACGCATCGCAGCGTGTAATCATCATCCGGAGATCGTCCGCGTCCCGGCGGGGTAGATTCTTCCCGAATATTCAACTCGAAAACTGCGCGATTGATCGCCGTTTGTGCGTTTACGAGATCCTGTCCGCAGCGATCGGTGCGAGTTTGCTTCACGCCGCCTCCCCAATCGTCCTCGTGAACGGCAAAAACTTCTCTTCCCCGCACCCCATACAGACTCCCAAGCGTCCCGACTCAATCTCAAATATTGCAATCAAGAGCTGCAATCCTCCGCAGTTCACGCACCAGCGCATGTCCTGGTAGAGCCAGGGATCGAGGGTGATGGCCGGGGATTCGGGAGTGGAGAGGGAAGTCATGCGACCGTCCGAACCTCTTTGACGTTGACCTTCATGGTTGGCACCGCCTGATAAGTTGCCTGTCCGACAACTCTCAGAAATCCCATCTCGGCAAGTTTCGCCAAGGGCAAATTCAACGGAGTGGGCCGTCCGGTTTGCGCCATCCAGCCACGCGCGCGAAATTCTTCGTTTAGATTGGCGATCTTCATGGGGCTATCGAAGAAGCCATCGGAAATCAATAAAGCAATCCGGCCTTGGCTGTCGTCGTCGTTCATCTCGATCACAAAGCGCCGCACGGTAACATTCAGTTCCGGCTTTTTCACGTCGAGATTGAGAACAACTTCTTGACCGTCCGCGATTGGAACAGCCTGCTTATCGGCCACGTAGGGCGGACGCGAAGAGGGAACTGTGCGGTTTTGCATGGCGGCGTCCTTCTCCAATTGCTCAATCCGCGCTTCCAGCCGCTGGATAGTAGCCACATTGTCCCGGATGGTTTCCTGCGCTTCCTGCCATTCCTGTTTGTAGTCCACGTTTTTGTTCTCCTCGCGCCGCGATGGTTGCGGCTGAAATTTCGCAACAGCTTCTCGCATGGTTGCTTCCGCGCGCGCCGCATTACGCGGAAAATCCACGGCAATGCCGTGTCCGATGGCCTCTTTCATCCAGCGCGGCAATACATAAACTCGCTTGAGCGTTTCGCCGAAGCTCACAAAGAATTCTCCCCGCCGCAAGGTCATCACCTCATCCGCCGGAGGTTTCAACTTCTTCGGCACCGCCATCTGGGAAAGGGTGTGCTCCACTTCATTGGCCTCGCGCTGCACGCCGAGAATCCACACGCCCACCTGTTTCAGGATTCGCTTGTCCACGCCGCTGATGTCCTGCGAATCCAGCCACATGAAATTCTGCGCCGCCGCGCCTTTGCGGATCAGCGACTCGCCCGCCACTTTCACCGGAGTGTTGCGGCCCTGCGGTAAAAACTCCCACGCTTCCGGGATGACCGTGATGACATTGCGCCGCAAATAAACTTCTTCCATCGCGGAGGCAATGGCCAGTGATTGCATCTCGGCGGAGTACTCGCTTAAATCCATGACGTTCATGCCTGGCTGCAATTCGAGCCGCGTGCCGCGCTGCGACATATCGAGCTTCAACCGCCGCAACTCCGGCATCAGCAATTTGAAATACTCACTCAGTTGTAAGTACATCCCGGCGGCGTATCCGGTGGCGGGCTTCGATTTCTTTCCGCCGCCATGCAAAGCGGTTTCCACGTTCGCCGCAACCTGTTCGAGAGATCGCGCGCCTTGGCAAACGCGAATGATCCACTGGCGTTCGTACTTCATGCGCTCCCGCATCATGGCTTCGAGAATGGATTCCACGAATTGCCAGTCGGCGCGGTCTTTGAAGTAGGGCGGAATTCTCCTGGCTTCGGCGAATGCGCTCTCCGCTTGCTTGGTGAGAAAGGCCAGCGCGGGACGCGGCGGATCGCCGGAGCGTGACAGCATGGCTTCGAGCGTCGTAGTTTTTCCGCTGGCCTGAGTCTGGCCGCAGACTACCGTGTGCGCGAAGGGAACATGCACCGCTTTCCCGGAACCAATTTCATAGCCCAACAAAATTTCGTGTGCGCTCAAAAGTTTTCCTTTCCGAACCACAGGGCCAGAGTTTCCCCGAAACTCCGGCCCTCTCTTGCTGGCTACAACGCCTCGAAACCTGGCTCCCGTTCCTTGCTGGCCTTCACTTCAAACACCCGCATTGGACTTTGGCCTTCTTTCTGAAAACTCGAATCATCGGTGGCATAACGAATTTCCAGCCAATGCCCGATGTGGCCGGGATTTATTTTCTTGTTGAGATCGGCAGTGCCCAGGCAAGTCATACGCTGCCGATTTTCCCCTTCCAGCATGTACTCGATAGCATCTTTCCCCTTAATTACCGTAGGTTCAATGCGGATCAGAACGCCAGCAAGTACCTGGCCTTGTTTCGTGAATTGGAATTGTTCCGGCGCTTTTACTTCCTGCATCTCACGCCGACGTCCGATTGATTGTGGTGCTGTAGCCAT